GATGCTTGTGAACTCGTTGATCTCAGGAGTTTATCCTGCTCCAACTTGAACGCTTCATCATTCATACGCACAGCTTTGGCATAAGCCGAGTCTAGGTCTTGGGCTAAACCTCGCTCAAGTAATTGAGCCATATCTTCCCTTACCATCTCAAAGTGCGGAAACCGCTCTCTGTCACTACTTACTCGATTGATTTCTTGGTTTAATCGAGCATTTTCTTCTTGTTCCCTAATCGCTGACAGTTGCTGAACTTGTTGCTGAGTAGCTTGAAGTTGTTGCATTAACTGTTGTTGATAAGGGTCAACATATTGTTGCTCAGGCATTTGTATGCCGTTCTGATATAATTGTATTCCATAATCTTGTGCTAGTCTATGGAACATTTGCACTTTTTCAGCATATGGGGCTTTAGATAGAACCATGTGCGCTCTGCCTAAGTTATTAATCCAAGCTACAGGATGAATATTTTGCGCTTGTAACTCAGGAATAAATGGCCCAATTGCTTCCGTTAATTGTCTAGCATTGTCAGCTTCAGCCTTATAAGCAGAAACACCACGCTTATATTCAGCTTCACGCTGGTTAGCATAATCAGCAAATTTAGCAAATTCTTGTTGGTCAAGAGGTTTGCCTTCTTTCATCTTTTCCCAAACATCTACATATTCTTTCTTCCATGTAGTTGGTTTTTTAACTTCTTCTACTGGTTCTTCTTCGTTAGACTCTGCCTGTAATTCTTCTTCAGGCTCATTTTCAGAAGTAAATTTACCCTGTTCATCACGAGATTGTTCTTCAGCTTCAATAGGGTCATCATTGACTTCAATTTCTTTTTCTTCAGGAGCTTCTAAAGTGCCTTCTTCAGCTTGTTCAAGTGCTGCTTCTAGCATATCTCTACGACTTTCTAATTCTTCTGACATGATGATTCCTATCTATAGTTAAGTTTTGAATATGCTATTTCAGCGATTTGACGTTTTCTAGCCTCGTTGTCTTTAGTAGAAAATTCGTGTTTTTTCTGTTGCATGGGTACATCGTTACCTATTTCGATACAGTTATTGCGTTTAAGGTTTTCACGATGCTTAGAACGACTAGATACCCAAGAACCATCAGCCATTGATATATGACCTTGAATATCAGGGATTACATCGGGTGCTTTTTGAAAAGTCATGGCTTCTTTTTCTTTCCATGCTTGTTCGGCTTCAGGTGTGCCTAACTCATAATTCCAGTACAACAGATATTTTTCTTTGTCACTTAATTGCGCTTCGTCAATTGCAACATAGTCACTCTTGCATAAAGGGCAACATTTTTGTACTTTTACAATTGCCATTACATTCTCCTTATTAATTCAGGTACTTGATCGTACTCATGAGGTCGTAAACAAACAACAGAATCATACCAACGAGCATTTTTCCATCGCCAACAAACAAATTCTTCTTTGGGTAATAAAACAATGGTTTTTACACCTAACGCACCAGCCAAATGTGCAGTTCCAGTATCTACAGTCACAATTCCCTTGCAGGCTTTTATATGTGATGCTGTTTTTACCCAATCTTTTTTCCATCCGTCATCAGGCAATGAATTAAATATTCCTTCTGTATTTGGATTTAAACTATAACAATCAAAACCAACAAGTTTTTCCATTTCTCGCATATCAATTGACTTGATGTAATACAAAATTTGTTTAGATGCCTCCCAATTAACACCTATTTTGCTTGGAATATTGCTAGGAATAGCATGAAAATAACCTTCTGATCCTACAATTTTATTTTTATTAACTGGAAATAATGATTTAACAGATGGGTGCATTAAACTGATGTAATAAGGTAAAGACATTGAACCTATCCAATAATCAGAATTGATTGCTTCTTTATCTTCTATTATGTTTGTGAAGCGATCAATACATTCCATTTGACCTAACAAATAATGCAACGAACTTTCTTGCAAAACAATTACTTTTTTTGCACCTAAAACTTTTAATGCTGGCAAAAATCTAGCAAACATAATAATGTCACCAAATCCTTGTTCCATTTGAACAGTAATAGTTTTTCCCAATAACGATTCGCCTCGCCAAATAGGAACATTTTTTAAAGAAGGTGCATACGGTTTATCTTGTTTTTCTGATATTTCAGGATGCCAACGATATTCAAATAGTTTGAATCCTTGTTCATAACGACCTGCGTGAAGATGCTCGTATGCTAATTTATATTGGTGATCTACATTAGTAATAATATGGTTTCCTCATCATCTAGTTCCGCTAGACGTTTGGCTTCCAATATTCTTAAATGCGCTTGTAATCGAGCGTATTCTTGTCTTTGTGCCACCGCCTGTTGGAGATTATCCAATTGTCGTTCAAGGTAGGCGATAGACCGTTGTAATTCTACTGTTTCAGCTAACGGTATATCAGCTTCAACCTCTTGTTTTAATTGTACTTTACTTTGCTTAACTTTAGCAACAGGTTTAGGATCAACTAAGTTGCGAATAGCATCTTTACGGAAAGCATTAGCATCTTTTACGGATTGCTCAAGTTTACGTTGACGTTCAGCAATCTTTTTTTCTAAACGCTGAATTCGTTTCCATTCTTCATATGTAAATCCATCCCCACCAACTTGCGTAGGTGTAGGCGAACTTGCTATCTGAAAAGCATTTACTTGAAACGCATTAGCTTGAAAAGCTGTTGCAAACATTACAGAACTACCCAGCGAGACCCACTTGGTACAGTTACTGTAATTCCACTAGATACAGTTATTGGCCCTACCGAACTAGCAGAATAACCTGTTGGAATTGATATAGTTACGGTGACTGTATTGTTATTAACAGTAAGTCCATTATTAGCTAATACTTGAGGAAGTGATGTAATGATTGTCATATAGCCACCCAATTTTTAGTTGTTTCATCCCAAGTATATTTATTGCTATCTTGAGGATAAGGTATTGGTGCATCCCAAGTCCAATTAGGTGCTGATATAACCCAACTTGGATATGGTTGTGGAGGATAAAACACATCATTTGTTCTGTCGTATGTATAACCTATTCCTGCGTAATTCCCACGCAACGGAGTGCCACCTAAACTATGTTGTCCACCTTTTGTATTGTATGAAGTCTGTATCCATTCGCCAGGACTTATATCAATAAATGTATTAAAAAAGTCTGCCTCAGCGACAATAACTTGAGTAACAATTCCATTAACAACTTTAGCGTAATGACTCATGCTGTGTAACTTCCTGAAGATGTAAATTTGATAATAGTGTTAGAACCTGATGTAGTAACTGTTGGAGAACCTGTAGTTATAGATGAATAACTACTTGTAGGAACGGATAAAATAACTACTCCTGAACCTCCATTACCCCCAGTACCACTAGCACTTGCAGAAGCAGCACCGCCACCACCGCCTGAGCCAGTATAAATAGTTCCATTTCCACCAGCAGTTGCAGGTACGCTTGATCCAGAACCACCAATTCCTGAAGAACCACCTGCTCCACTTGTACCACCGTTATATGTTCCACCACCACCGCCAGCAGCATAAATAACAGAAGAACCTGTTATTGAATTTGATGTGCCATCGCCTCCTGCACCGCCAACAGTTGTTGTTGATGTACCTCCAATAGCACTAGAACCACCACCGCCAGCACCAGGAAAGTTTGGAGAACCAGCCCCACTTGCACCACCATTATTTCCTTGACCTGACGTTCCTGAACCTGCTGTTGTTGCACCATTTGTACCAGCACCACCTGAACCACCACTTGTTGCAGAAATATAAACACTACCAGAACTGTAATAAGCACCATTACCACCAGCTACAGCAGCTGTTTGACCAGTTATTGATGAATTTGTAGCAGTACCAGGTGCAGCACCAGCAATACCCCCAGCAGCTCCAGCACCCACAGTAACCGTATAAACTGTTCCTACAGCAAGTGTAGTTGTACCTGTGACTAAACCACCAGCACCACATCCGCCACCGCCTGAACCAAGTTTAAATGAGCCACCACCTCCACCTCCTCCTCCAGCAATTAAAAATGTTGCTGAATAATTAAAATTAGCAGATTGTTGTGCATAAGAAATCCATCCTTGAGTAGAATCTATATAAACAAAATTATAAGAAATTCTAGCTCCTGATATTGTTAAATTACTTGTAGAAGAATTTATTTTGCTTCCGTTTGGATTAATTGTTATGTTATTAGTTGATGCAGTTCCAGCATAATCAATAACTGTTACAAACGCACCTGCAGATGGCCCTGATGGTAAAGTTACGGTAACTGCACCACTTGTAGTATTTATAGGATAACCACGACCACTTACGGCAGTAAAATTACCTGTTTGAACAGATTGCCAAATTAAAGCACCTGTTGTTGGTACAGCACTAGATGTATTGTATGCAATTGTTTCTACAATATCCCCAGTTGCACGACCTACGGCCAAAACTACAGTTGTTCCATTAGAAGCTGTATAGTCTGCACCGTTTAACAATACACCATTTACATAAACTTCAACATAACCAACTGTATAGGTTGCACTAAATGTTGTTTGATTTGCTGTTGCAGTAAAACTTGATCTTACATAAGTTGCTGATGAACCGCCTGATGGAGCAGCCCATGATGCAGTAGTACCATTTGATGTTAATACATATGTGTTTGCACCAATACCAAGTCTTGTTGCGCTATTTGTGCCGTTTCCAATAATTAAATCACCAGTCGTTGTAATTGGTGATAAAGCGTTAAACGCTGCACTGGCTGTTGTCTGACCTGTTCCACCATTCAGAATTGGTAAGGCAGTACCTGAATAACTAATTGCCAATGTTCCACTAGTTGTTATTGGGCTACCAGTTACACTTAAAAATGATGGTACAGTTGCTGCCACAGAAGTTACTGAACCGCTACCTTTATTATTAAATGTATTCCAGTCGGTAGAGCTTAAATAACCGTTAGTTGATGTGGTTGCCTGACTAATCGATATAGCAGGAGTATTACCGCCACTAGAACTAATTGGTGCTGTACCTGTTACAGAAGTTACCGTTCCACCTGATGATGGACTTGTGTTCGTAACTGTAAAGTTAGGATATGTTCCTGTGACACTAATTCCAGTACCGCTTGTAATTGCAACAGTTTGATCAGGTGCAGTATTAGTAATTGTTAAC